CCTTACATGATTTACATTATCACCATATTCTCTTCATTCTCTACATATAAAGAACAACACAATGGACAACCAAATATTTTATATAACTTGTACAACTTACCTTAATATTGTATGGTTGCATAGTGATTATTTATCATGCCATCCAAAATGTATGTTAATTGAACATATCTATTATAATTTATTTTAATATGTCTAAATGCTATCATATTTGTCATATAATTAAATGGCATAATTTATTTAACAGCTTCATCATCTTATTCATAAGTTTCATCAAGTATTTATAATTTTGGTTAATCATTCACAGTTAACATTTTTAGTCTGAATTATCTTACAGCATGTTCAAATGTGAATATCCAATGAGTATAATCAAACTTCAACTGTGAAGCATTCATATTAACTAAAAGGTCTAACTAATAAAATTGACCATCATACAATTCTAATACTGATGATTCTACAAATTATTATTCTGAAAATGCATATTAAATCAATCTTTGCGTGTACATATGTTAGTTTGATTACTATCTTCCATTCACTTACATATAACTCGTCAAACGCTCTATTAATTGATCAAGATCACACTCTAACAATTGGTCTTTAAATGATTAATTAATATATTCAACATAATCATCTGCATACAAACAATTATTCAATACCAACATATTAATATATTTCAATTGTAATTTTTCATCATTTGGATTATCAATAATCATTTGTCTCAAATGTAAGAAATTATTGTCATACATAGCTTTTATAGTGTTCTTTTAATACATTATGTAAGTTAATTAATTCTTCAAATACTTTGTTATTGTGTTTGGTAATTCAATTATTTGATTAACACCATACATAATAGCTCTTTTGGCCATTGACCATAACCATTACAAATTTTGAACTACATCATCTTATTATTATACAACAAATTCTTTGGCTATTGAAACATAATCACTTGCAGCATTTAAAAATCTATCTAATTAAGTTCCTAATAACATACACTATTACCTCATGAACATCCATAACATTGCCATGGAATCTTAGACAATATTCATTATCTTAACATTTTAATTAAACTCATAATTCATATCAAAATGATATTGCATTATGTTAGCAACTGCCAATTCACCAATTTGCATTAACTTTTAATAAATTGGCATCATCACACCAAATTTGATATTCTAATATGCTCGCTGTAAGTCATCAATGCATTTATCAGGTAAATTCATTAACTTTTAAATCGTTCTTAAAAATCCATCACCATTTATTCCAACCCTGTATAATGCAAACATTATTAAGAATTGTACATCTTCAGTTTGTTTAATATCAATATAAG